TGTTTCCTTTCTGCATTTCAACAGAAAGTTCTTTCAGTCGGTCAACGTATTCCTCTCGGATGTCTAAACCAACAACACCAAGATCAGAAACGTTTGCAAGACTCTTCTCTAACTCGTCTTCGAATTTTGAAAGGTCAGGAAGAATCTCAATCTCAGGTTGCTCTAAATCTTCAACGCCTAACGCCTTCTCCCAATACTCAAGGACGTAGTTGCCGTAGTTGCCAATGGCCTTTGCTGAATCTCCTACAAACTTAGACGTTGCCTTTGCCGCTGCACCAATCTTGTTTGCTGCGGTCTCAACTCCGGGGATCGACAAAGCAAAGTCTGCCGCTTTCTTCGCACCGTTGGCTAATGATTCGCCGACCTTCTTTCCGAATCCCAAGAAGATTTCTCCAACTCGTGCGGCAATGTTGTAAAGCCGTTGGAACGCATCAGCGATTTCTTCTGTGTAGTCAAACGCCTCACGAAACAAATCGGCAACATAATCAAAGCCTCTGTTGATGATGTTGAAGAATCCGTCCATGATTCGGCTGAGTTCAATGAACACTTGATTGAGCATCCGACCTACCGCAGCAAGTGGTTCCAAGAACGTTGCTGCCCTGTTGAATGCTGTTCCGATTCTTGAGAATGTCTTCTGAACAACAACGCCGATTGCTGTGAAAACAGGAGACAAGATGTCGCCTACTGCTGCTGCAAACTTCGAAAAGCCTTGAGTGAGCTGAACTAGACCGCGTGTGATTGCTTCGCCTGCACCAACAAACGGTGCAAGGAGGTTCTGGCCTAATCCTTCAAACGCTGTCTTGAGTCGATCAACCTGTTTTCCAAACGATTGGAAGTTTGCTTTTTCAATCCCTGTGATATTCGCACCAAGCTCTTTTGCGTCTTTCACGCCGTCATTGATTGCGGCAAAGGTATCACGCAGCTTGGGACCTTGTTCACCGAACACAGCAAACTCTGCTGCTGCTTTCTGTGCGGGGTCTTCAATCTTCTTGAACGACTCGGCAAGCTGCTCAAACAACTCTGGTGCTGTTTTGCTTTTGTCTTGTAGTTCTTCAATTGATATTCCCGCAAGCTGAAAGCCTCGTGCTGCAATTTCGTTTCCTTCACGTGCCTTCTGCAATGTCACTTGGAATCGTGCAATTGGTTCCTGAACCTCTTTGAAGGATCGTCCGGTTCTTTCAACTGCAATCTGTATACCTTGAGCAAAGTCAAACGAACTGCCGAGCAATCGTGCTGCTCGGTCAATCTGTTCAATCTTTGTCTCCAATGAATTGAGGCCCTTAGCAATCCCTATCACCGCTGTGCCGAATGCGACAATGCCGGCAGCTGCTATGTTCACAGGAGTCAACAAGCTTTGGAACTGTGTAATCAACGAACCGACGTTGAGGCCACCGCCTTTGAAAATCTTTCCGAGTCCACCTAAAGCAGAAGAGAACGAACTGATTCGTGCAGCTGCTGCACCAAGAGGGCCGGGAAAGCAATCCAAACANTCCAGACAACTCATTGAANTCAAGACCTGCCTTGTCGGCTGATGCTGCCACCTGACCGAANTTTGACTTGGCAGNATCAAGCGATCTGTTGAACGTTGTTTGAGTAATCAAACCCTTTGCAAGATATTGCTCGAGTTCTTTTGTTTCTTGAGCGTACTTCTCTTCGTTGGTCGCTGCTGCTGCTGTGATTTGTGCGGCACGAGATAACTCTGCATCTCGTTTGCGTTGTGCTTGTGCTTGTCGTTCAAGTGCTGCAGTTGTTGCGGGTAACGACTTTGCTGCTTTGTCTACTCCTCGATTGAATGTCTCTTGTGTGATGTATCCCTTCTTCAACAGCTTCTCAAGATTCTGAACTTCAGAAGCATAGTTCTCTTCGGCTGTCGCCAATTGTGCTGTGACTCTGTTGGCTTCTTCAAGCTCCGCATTCTGTGCTGCCAACGCTGCTTGAGTCTTTGCAAACGCAGGAGACAACCTCTCTTGCTGTGTTGCAATGTCTGCGGTTGCCTGTGAATACGTCTGAGATGAGATCGCTCCTGCTGCAAACGCTTTGTCTAACTGTGCTTGTTTCTCTGCAAGCACTACAGTCTCAGCCGTATACTGAGCAGTCACTTGCTCACCGAACTTGAAAGTATCGACGAGTCCGGTTGCTGAGTCCTTGACGTTGCGAAGCCCTGCTACCAATTGTTCCTGTGTGATCGCTCCCTCTCGAAACGACTGACCAAGACGTGTTGCTTCGTCAGCAACTCCCTGCATTGCCGGCGGTAGCTTGCCTGCTGTACTGGCAAACGAATCGAACTGCTTTCCTACGCCATTCAACTGAGACGCAAAACCGGCGAGGGCTTTGTCTGCTTTTGACAGACCAGCTTCCAAGCCGGATGCGTTTGCTGAAATCTGAAGTGCTAGTCCGAGGGATGTTGCCATTGCCGATCCATGTCTGCCTTGAGTTGTTCTAACGCTTCTTGGTCTTGTATCTCATGTCTTGGCGGCGTATCCAAACCCATGAACCTAGATGGATGTGGTACGTTGCCTCGTCCTGCATACTGAGCAATGACTGCCGTTGTTAGAAGTGCCATTGAACGATTGAGGTCTGGGATTGCTTGGTAGTAGCGGTGCATCACCAACCACTCTGTTAGCTCGTCCGAGTCCATGCGTTCTGACAATTCTTTGACCGTCATTCCTAAGTGACCGGCCAAGACGAAAAGGAATCTTCGTCCGGGCCGGAGATTCAGTTTTTTGCTAATTCCTCTATGTCTTCTGATTGCAGCTTATTGAGTGCCATTGCTTCGTTCCAAAGCATTCTCATTAAGTCTGCAGGTTCTGTTTTCAACCAATCAATGTCTGCTTGTTTGAACATCAACTTGCCGTCGCTGTCGCATACACAACTCACCAAGAACTTCGTGCTGAAGTCAGCCATGCCACGATTGTTTGAATGTTGCCACTCGTTCTCGTAGCGGTCACGTTCTCCAACAGACATGACTTTCAGAAAGATTGAACCGCCCCAACGTGGGACGTCTATCTCTTTCATCTTGGTGTCTGCTGCCTTTGCTGCTGCTTCTTTGATCTGTTCTCTTGTAAGTGACGCCATTAGTTCCCAGCCTTTCTTGACTAAGCAATAAACTTGAAAGTAACTGTCGAACGAGTAACCCCATTCAACTCCAATTCAGTATCTAACGATTCAACAAACGCTTTGGACGAGAACGAAGTCCCGCCTCCTACTACTGCAAAAACGCCATCCGTCAACGACCAACCGCTACTGACGGGGCCGAAGAATGAAACCGTTGCCGAACCTGCTTCGCTTGTCCATTTGGACGCACGACCCAAGCACGGACCAGATGGCCCCGTTACGCTACACGCATACACGCCGGTGATGGCTGTTCCCTGATAAGAAACAGCCACTCCGGTCGAGTATGTGTAAGTCGTTGTTGCCATTGTCAGCTTGCGTAGTCCGCATCCTTATTCTTGCCGGTCGACTTTACCTGTATCTTGAAATAGTTCTTGACGTCTCCTGCTGAACAAACGGCACAGATTTCACCGTCGTCTGGGATGTCTGCAAAGAGACACATATTCCCAGCCGTTGTTGCATCGACGTACCAGATTGATTCCTGAGACGCATTGCTTGCCGTTGCCGATGAGACAACAGCATTTGCAGCTGCATAGATACACTGAAGACCTTCGACGGTATCGGACAAACAAACGCCAACAGCAACCGACTTGGCTACGTCAACGGTTGTTGCTTTGGCTAGCTTGCCTTGATAGATACAAACAAAGTCGCCGCATGAGATGTCTTCTCCTGCAACGCCTGTCTGTGTCTGACCAGAGACAAGGTAGACGCTTCCTAAGCTTGTAGATGCCATTCATCAACCTCCGTTTTCTGCTTCGGGTCGATCAAGACGAATCGTTGCATTGCCACGAACAACGTCGTTGACTGCAAGGGTAACGCTTGACGATGTGCAAGTTCCGGTGCCACTGATTGAGCAGCCTCCGGTAACAGACACAGCACCTTCGGAACCGTCAGTGATCGGCACGTTGCCAATGTAGTCAAAACTGATTTCCCAACCTGTATCCGATCCAGAGTCGCCAATCAACGGTCTTGCTTGACTGTTGACTTCTTCACCCGTGATCTGATCAAGCGTTGAAGTGTCGATGTTGTCATCACTTGAAATGTCATTGACTGTCCAAGTAAGTGATGTGGCCTTGTAGGTCTGACCACCAAAAGAAACGATTGTTCCCGCACTATCGTGCGGGGTTACATAATTAGTTGTTGCCATGTTGGATTTCCTCCCAGATGACGTCGTAGGATTGAGAGACACAATAAACAGCGGGCATCTCTGCCCCTTGTAACTGAGCGAAATGATCGAATTCTTGATCTAAGAATGTCTGACGTATCAAGACTTCTCCGACAACTCCTGTCCAGCCATCAATGGCCTTCCTTAAATTGTCGGCAAGTGTTCGAACGCTTTCATAGGTATCTGCCATCAATTGATATTCAATCGAGACAGTTGGATTGCCAAGCGGCCCTGTGAACGTTGCTTCTCGACGAATCGCAGAACGTCGATAGACAGCAAACGGCGTGATAACCGTTGCCGGTGCAAGCACTGGATAGAGACGTGTTTCAATCGCCTCTGCCATCGTTTCGTTTTCGAGAATCACCTCTCGTAGGGCTGCTTCTGGAGACTTCATATCTTTCGTGCTTGCCTCCTTGCTTGTTCGGCAAATGCGTTTTGTAATGCCTTGCGAAGGTTGGACAGCATTCGTTGTGCTGTAACTCGTTTGTTTTGCTTCCAAACTGTTGTCAGCGGTCGAACGCCTGCTGTACCACCTTCGGGCGATCGTGCAAGCATCACACGTTGACCGGGAGCAGCTCGCTTAATGAAAGCAACGGGGTATGGCGGAGACGTTTCGTATTCGCCGTTCTGCATATACTCCTGCTCGAAGGCTCCTCGTTTGTTATATGAAGACGCAATTGAACCGCGTGTGAAACGTCGATCCGTTCCGTATTCAATGAACCCTTGAGCCCAGCCTTTTTGTGTCTTTGANTCGCCACCGTTTGAATAGTGTGACATCTGATAGCCGACAAGCCCGACTGCTGTGTTTTCATATCGAAGAACCTTCTTGGCAGCTGACCTTCTCAGGTTGCCTGTGACTGTCTTCGGTATCAGCTTCTTGAATGCGGGAACCAATGGATCAATCGATTGATTGACTGCTGCACCAAGATACTTTCGTTTCACGCCCGGATCGTCGATCTCATCGAAGCTCTCACGCAACCCAGCAACGATCTCTAGGACGGCGTTGGTGTTCAACGTAATGAGCGTCTGTGTGTTTGCAATTCGTATGCTGGTCATAATTGAACCACCTCTCTGCAAATCGCCTCGTGCTGCATTGCGTTTGCATGTTCAAGCAGACTTATGATTTCGAGCTTCCGGCCCTTCCAATCAAACCTGCAGTTGTTGGTCAATCCTTTTTGAAATCGAATCCGTACTCTGTGCGAGATGTCAAACTCTTGTCTTGCGTTTGCAAGGACTTCCTTTGATGAGACGCCTTCGACGCTCGCCCAAATGCGTTGACCTGTCTTCCAAGACAATACAGATTCACCCATTGAGTTTTCAGTCCTCAACGGATGCTCGATTGTCACTCGCTCCCTCATCGGGCCGGGGTTCATTGGTTTCATGCGTAGACCCTCCAGCGAATTGAATCGAGAAGGACAGTCACGCCAAAGGGTATTTCTTCTGTGCTGTAATTGTCGGACGCCAATCGTCGTTCGTAATAGTGAGCAGTCAGCAGCATGATCGCTTGCTTGACAAGCAACGGAACGTCTGACGCCTCAACGCCGTATCCTGCCCACCACGTCACCCTGTAACGGCTTCCTGAATGAGAACCGCCATGACAGTCGGGAATTCGACTTTGGCACCATGTCGGCGAGATATGAACGCTACATGACGACTGACAGATCGTTGCTGGTTGGCTTTGCCAATCGTAGACATATTCTGAAGGGTCGACTTCTTCCCATGTCTCAGTGTCAGAATCGTAGTATTCGACAATCGGTGCCGGTTCTTGCAACGCCGGCGGGTGCGGAAGAACAACACAGGGGCCAATCGAATCGAGATACGCTGTGTACTGTTGTTTCACAAAAGCCCGTTGTGTGTAGTGTTCTATAAGACGATCGTCTTCCGTCGTGTCGAGATGCAGCTGCTGCTTCGCTTCAAGCACAGTGACTATTGGCACGTCTGCGGGTGCGGTCATCGTCACTGATTTGTGTGTGAACATCTTTAATGCTTTCGGCGTCGGCGTCTTCGTTTTCGTGGAACCTTTGGGGCTGGCTCGCCTTCAAGGTCTACTGGATCAGCTGAATCTACGACTTCTGTTCCACCATCATCTTTTGAATACGTTTTGATTGCTTGTCTTGATGTAATCCATTGGTCAGCGATTCGTCGATCGACTCGATACACAAGTCCCTTTCGGCAATAGCCAACTGTTGTCAACATCTTCACAAGCACCGGTCACCTCATTGAATAAACAGAGAGCCGGGAGACGATGTGTCTCCCGGCTCGTGTTGTTTAATANTGAACGACTCAACCGCCACCAGCACCGAATTGCAACGCAATCAGTGAACCGGGACTTGTTGCATCACCAAGCTCGTGGGCAACCATTGCATTGCGGCACGTTCCAACGGTTAGCAGCTGATCGTACTCAATGAACCTTTCGGTACTCGTCTTGATTGTCACAGCACGGCGGTCGCCGTAGGTGCAAGCTTGGGCAAAGTTACCGAACAAGCAAGCGACTTCGCCTGCATGATCTCCGGCACCTGATGCCATTGCGTTGACCATGTGAACTGGGAATCCAAGGAACTGAGCCCGACTTGGACCGCCTGCGATTTCGCCAACGGTGTTTCCACCAGCAGCGATTGCAAGAGGAGCCATGCTCTGACCGTAACCAGATGGTGAGATGTACCATGCGGCTCCTGTCATAGCGTAGTCAGGAAGAAGACTCATCTGAGTCGTGAAGTCTTCCATCGTAAGAGCAGGGAATGTAGTTCCTGTTGCTTGAACAACTGAACCAGCATGTTCTGGCTTCAAGATTTCAACGTTCACTCCTGTTGTGTAATTCACAGTAGCTCCGCCGTCACCGTTGAATCCTGCATTGTCGACTGCTTGAGCGAAGCCGTAGCCACACTCAGTTGCAATCAAGTCAGCAAGATTGATAACTGAATCTTCGAGAAGACTCATTGGCACTCTGTTCTGAACTGCCCACATGCCAGCAATCAATTTCACTTGATCGAAAGTGATCTCTGTTGGGTCAGCGGCACAGTTCTCGTTGACTGCTTGAGCAGTCAGGCCACCGATACGACGAGGAAGAATAAGAACATCACTGTTCATTGCAGCACGTGCTGCATGTTGTGGATAGACACCGTATTCTTCAACAAGACGAATGATTGTGTTGCTCATCTCGTCATTGACCGTAGCACCACCAAGCGATGGGTCTTCTTGGTCAACGCCTTGAACACGACCAGCCTGTGCAGTCAAGTTGCAATCAGCAGCTCGACTCATCACGTTATTATCAACGCACCATTGACGGCAAGCACGATCGTTGAAGAGGTATCCTCTCAACCACATGCCAGAACGGTATGCGTCTTTTTCAGCGTCTGGGCCTTTGAATGCTCTGAGCGTTCGATTGCTTTTAGCAACTGCGTAATGCGGCAAGATTGCTGCGTCTCGTTTTTCTTCCACGACTGCTACCTCTGTAGTCATAGTGTGAACAGGTGCGGCACGTTCGGCCTTGGGTGCGGAACGTGGAAAGTCAGCCTTGAGGGCTGCAAGGTTCTTGGTGAATCGTTCTTGACGATCGATGCCGGCTTTGATCTTGTCGGCTCGCTCTTGAAGTTCTTCGAGCTTTTTCGAATTCTCTTCAACAACTTCCTCGGCAACTGCTTCATCGCCTTCGGCTTCGTTCTCCTCGAGAAGCGTTGTCATTTCTGCAACGACGGCCTCAAGGTCCTCGATCATGCTTTCTATAGACATGCGAAACTCCTAGTAGTAGGTGTATTGGTGGTCTGATAGAAACAGACCGATCAGTGAATACTACTAGGGTTTGATCGAAGACCGGGACGTGTTGGTGCTTAACTAAGCAAAGATGTATTGCTATCAATACAATTCTGTCTTGTGTAATTCTACAAGGCATTCTGGTT